GTTGCTGTACTTACATCTGCAAATTTACCATTTGCAAAACCACTATCAGAACTTGTGAAACTTATTATACCGCCTATTGCAAAACCAGTATGAATTATTTCACCCCTTTGAGATATTGTCATTATAAAATTATTACCTCTAGCTATATCACAATCATAAGTAGGTAAACTTACAGTAGGTTCTGCATAGCTTAAAAAGTAGGGGCTCCGTGCGTTTATTTTTGTCATGTTTATTTACTTAATAAGTTTTCAATATCTTGGCCAAAAGCCCCACCTATATCATCAGGTAGGTTTTTAAAAGCCTGTCTAAAAGGTTTAGTAAAAAACAAACTGGGTTTTATTCCTTTTTCTTTTATACTTCTTGCAATTAAAAATCCTATGGTATTATAATTTCCTTTTGCAAATTTACCAGTTGAAACCTTTTTACCATCTACTGTTTTTGTTTGTCTTAATCTTATGTTATTAAACTTGGCCCATTTAGCTATAGGTTCTAATGGGGGTTGCTTTGTTGTATAACTAAAAGGGGTTTTATATTTTTGCTTTGTTCCACTTACACCCCTATCTTGATACATTCCATATTCTTCCATATCAAAGTATATTCTTGATCCTTGTGGTGTATCTTCAACAAAGTAATTTAAACTATCATATAATTCACCTGTATTACTTGATGTAAATCCTCTTTTCTTTTTAGCTTTGTTTTTTGTTAGCCTTGTTCTTGCTTGTTGTATAACGTATTTTCCAAAAGCATTTAAAGCCTTATTCATTTCTTTTAACTGCATATTGTCATATCGTTTTGTATTGTTACGTCAAAAGTAGCACTCCAACCTGCTAGCTTGTTTTCAAACCTGTCTACAAATGGCTCACAGTTAACAGAACCCTCAACCTGATACAGTTCATCATATAAGTCCCCACGTTGCAATAAGTTTATAACTCTGGTAAGTAATGCTAACTGTGTATTTAAAATGTCTTGTTCGTTATCATTTCCAATATACTTATCAGTAACTGCATCTTTACTAATATCAACAATGTCCATTGCTAGAATTGAAACGTTACATGTTAAGGTGCTTGTGTTTATTGTTGTATTGTTTATTATAACATGGGCCAAAGGAAATATAGTTAGCTTACTTAAATCAACCTCGTCTAAGCTTCCAAAAGTAACTGTGTTTACAAACGGTTCAGCCTGTAGTGTTTCTTTTAGTTTATTTGTTAAATTGTAAAACCCTTTCATTTCCGTTGTTTTATTAATCTTTTTTCTAACTCGTTTTTTTCTTTTTCAAAAACTAAATGCAAAAAACATTTATGCACATTTAGCCTAGTTACTTCATCAAACTTGGTAGCATCGCCTTTAGCGATTCCATAGACTGATTGATAGAATCCCCACTTTGACGAAAAGCTTCCTGTTGTTGAAAGGTCAACTTCTTCGGTATCTCTTTCTGTAAATAGCTCAGGGTAGTTTTCAATAACTCGTTTTTTAAATTCCAAAAAAAAACAATTGATCCAAAAACTAAATCTAAAGGCATATCTTTTAAATCATCGTTTGTTCCTTTGTAGTTTATTATTTGATAACGGTTATCTTTAATATGTTTAATTGGCCTATATAAAACTGACATTGCTTTATGTATGTTTTGCCAATCACTTAGGTAGTTGTCTAGGTCTATATATTCGCCTAAAGTTATGTCATCTAATTGTGGGATAAACCCATATTCAATTCCATTTAGTTTAAACCTTGTTTTTAGTTTAGACTTTACTTCAAATATTTTATTTAAATGTGTCGATACTTTTTGAACGTCAGCGTATTTAATAGTTGCAATGTCTTTTAAATTTACATCACAAAATATTTCAATCATTTTATGTAATAAGAATGCGCTGCCCTCATTTTCTTTTGTACTTAGCTTTATAAATTTTTGGTATTGTTTAAGCTTTATATCTTTTAAATGATCCGGGACTTGTAAGTTTAGTTTCATACTATTATAATACTAAAACTTGTTATTTGTATAAAAAGAAAAAGGTAACCTTTCAGCTACCTTAATCCAAACCATAATTAAAAAAAAACTAAATCTTTATTTCTTTATCATTTTGTAAATATGTTTCGTAATAATACCTGTACATTTCATTCATTCTTTTAGTTATTAAATGTAAGTCTTTTTTATTTTGGCTCCATAATAATTTACCCTTAGTTCTAAAACCCCAGTATTTAACTATAATTTGTAAGTCTTGGGGTTTACGTCTTTCATCATTCCATACTGCGTGGCTGGATATGTATATCTTATTGGCAAAGGCCCAAGCTTTTATCTTATCGTTTGTTAAGTGTTTACTGCTTCGCATTAATAAAATACATTATAGTCTAACCATGCAATTGAATAGATAGTTCCGTAGAATATAACAAACCAAAATAACGGATAGGTTATAAGTTTGATTGATGTTAACCTGTTTTGTTTATTAAATAGTTCTTTAAGTGTTTCCATGTTATTCTTTTATTATTCCTCTTTTGTAAAATTCTTTTAATTCTTTTTTTGTATTAGCACCATAAGTATACGTTTGACTTTCTTTAAAAACATATCCTTTTTTAGTTATTTCAATAACATATTTAAAATTCCCAAGTTGATGCCAATTGTTATTTGTAATTATTGCGTTTTCCATATTATTGTTTTTAAATGTTTTCTTTTAAAGTTTTCATTATATTATCATACTTGTTTTTAGCTTCGTCATTTGCACTATCATTTAACATTGATGCAATTAGTACAGAAATAATTTGCTTGCGTTCATATTCGTTTAAACGTATTGCGTAGCTAAGTAGGTTTTCTATTTCTATTTTCATATTGTTTGTTTTTTTCCAAGTACTGAATATTTATTTGATACTCTATCAATTGTGTCATAGCCCATCATAAACCCTTCTGGGGTCATTCCATGCTGCGCTCTATTTGCAGCCACACTTAATTTCATAGCAGCAACATATTTTTCAGATTTCCAGTCACCTTTGTTTATTAGCATTAGCGTGTATCTAGTCAAAGCTTTACAAGCTAAATTTATATCTATAAGGCTGCATCTGTAAAGGTCTAAGTTTTTAATGTCTTGGATTTTCATTTACATATTTGATTAAAATAATTATTAATTGCTTTCATTATTATGCTTATAAATTCTTTATTCTTTTTTGGGTTTTCTTTTAAAAAATATAAGAATTCAAATAATTCTTTCGCTTCCCAGTTTTTAAAAAGTTCAGTATTAATTTTTGTAGTTTTCATGTGTTTGTTTTTAATTATACACTAATATAAAACTAATATTTGTTATAAACAAATTATTAACTATTTATTTTTTAATTGCTGTTTTATAATTTCAATATATTCTAACCTTGTTTGGTGGTTTATATGCTTAGTTCCTAAATGGTCAAGTAATACAAACACATTTGGTTCACTGTTTATTTGTTTTAGTTTTTTTTGATAATTAAACATTATTTTATTAAATTTAAATTAAGTTCTTTTGCTACATAATTGATATGCTTTTGTGTAGTTGCTGACCACCATCCTAATTGGTTTAAATTGTGGCCTTCTATAGTTGCTACATGTGTAGAATAAGACCATATTTTATTTCCTTCTACTTTTAAGTTTTGTTTATACCTGTCCATTATAATTGTATTTTATCTAATTGTAATTCTAACTCTTCTAATGCTGCTATTAAATAACTTTTGTTAAAGTCTAATTTAATTGCGTGTTTTAAGTTATGTATTTTGCCTAAAGTTTTCCCAACTGTAATGGCATTACATGTCCTATCTTTTTGGTTTTGTTCTATAATTGTTTGTATATTTTCCATTATTATTGTCTTTCAATTTTATTTATAAGTTCGTAACTGTATACGTAAGTCCCTGTTGATAAAGGGTTATCTTCTCTCCATAGTCTCAAATACTTCTTATCCTGTATACGCTTCTCTAGGTCGCCTTTATCAACATCACTAGCGTTTGTAAATAAAGTTCTACCTATTTTTATTTTATCACCATATATAGTCATTAGTTTACCGATGTTTTTTTTACTTGAAGAGTCTGTTATTTTGTAAGATTTCATTGTGTTAGTTTTATTTAATTATACTGCAATATACAACTATTCTACATATAAACAAGTTATTAACTAATAAATATAATATTCCCCTTTGTTTGGGTTGTCTAATTGCATCATTAAACTATACCTAGCAGCGTCAATAGCATGGTCCGCACCCTTTGGTTTTTGTAATATGTTGCCAGCTTTATCAGTTGACCAAACATAACCCTGTAATTCTCTTATTAAGTTTTTACTTCTTTGGGTTACATATATTATATTTTGGTTTATTAAGTTAATACCATATACAATTGAATCTCTTCCTTTTGTTACTGGATAGATTTGATGGCCGTATGTTCGTAATTCTGCAATTGATTTTGGTTCAGCTGAATCTGCGTAAACTGTATTATTAACGTTGTTTTGTTTTAGTAGGTTGCTTATATCCGAATTAAGTAAACCTTTATTATATGCTACTTCATCAAATATGTATGATTCGTTGTATTTGTATAATGCTATAATTGAGGTTGGATCCACACTATAGCCAAAGTCCATTCCGAAGTTTAATAACCTTGCATCATTTGGTATTGTGTTAATTTCTTTCCAATCAGGAATGCAAACCCCTTCTAGATTTCCTAACTGTCCAAGGCCATATACTTTCCACCAATTAGACCAATAAGTAGAATCTTTTGCTTTTACCTTTGCTTTTTCTATTTCATTTACAATGCTCTTAGGGAGCACCTCATTATCTTTATAAGTTAATACTATAAAATCTGTATTTGGTTGTCCTATTAATTCTTTGTCTGCCCAAAATAATACACTAGGATTGTAATCTAACCAAATTGATCCGCTTGTCCTTACTGCTAATTGATTAAAAGCTTCAAAGTTTACATTGTTACATTCATTAATAAATAAGTCTGTTCGTCTTGCTCCCCTTAATTTATCAGGTTGGTCTGTACTAAAGAATTCAATATAACTACCATTTGTAAATTCGTATTTTAATATACTTCTATTAAACTGGTTTTCTTTATATCGTTGTAAGCCTTTCATTATACTTAAAAAGTCTTTTAAGGCCCCTCTACGCAATGCTGGAACACTTTCAGCAACTATGCTTATTTCTTTATTAGGGTTCTTTATAGCGTAGTCTATGAGTATTAAAATAATACATATAGTCTTCCCTGCTGAGGTTCCTCCCCTTATAATCTTGGTTCGGTTTTTTAGCTTCCTTAATTTTGTTAAAGCTTTTGTTCTTTTAATATCCATTAATCAATGAATAGGGGCTTGTCTTCGTTTATAGTTATATCTTTAGTTTCCCTAGGTTTACCAGCATAGTAATTATAATACAGCTGTACAAATTTAAAATCACCTGCTTCAACTCCTGTTTTTAATGCAGCATAAGCTGCGTCTTCTAAAGGTGTTAATTTTTCAATAAGGGTAAGTTCATCAGCTTTTGATTTACGCCCTGCACCTTTTCTTATACCTCCGTTGTTTTTACGTTTATCCATAATGATTGAAAAAGATTGTTTAATCAATTATATATATAATAAATAATAAAGGATTTTGTTAATTGTTATCAAATATATCAACCCATAGATAAGCCATAAAACAAACTAGAATTAGCATCCATAATGTGCCAAGTGAATTCATCCAACTAATTTAACGGCCTCTTTTGTTTTTTCTTTATTTGTTTTTTCAAACTCTAACATTTTAATAAAAGTTTCTATTCTTATTTTTAGTTCTTTTAGTTTATTGCTAGGAACTTTACTAATAAGGTTTATAAAATCATAAGGTATTACAGTTCCTTTAGATATTACAGGCAAGGATTCTTGTTGGATTAATTTTAAAGCATGTCTTTTTCCATATTTCATAGTATAGTATCTATATAGTATTTTACTATATCTTTCATTTAAACTATTATCGGCTTCAATCCAAGTTTTTATAGATTTATGTCCATGTAATATAGTAGCATGATTTTTATTAATTGTATCCCCTATAAATTTAAAAGTATTAAATTCTTTTTCCCTAAGTATCAAACAATAAATATATCTAGCTTCTACAATATGTTTCACTCTACTAACTATATCAATATTTATACCTAGCTCTTTTTTTATTATTCCTTTTAAGTGTTTAGCTATATATAATTTCTTTACATTTAAATCATCTATATTTGATACTATATTATCTTTTGGTAATTCTTGTATTTGTTCTTTCATTTTGTATTTGTTTTATTGCTTTTAATATTCCTGCACAGGCTTCGTACATTTCTTCTCTTTCGTATAGTTTTAATGTTTTATACATTTCTTCAATAGTTACACCATCATCAAAATCTATTAAGGCCATTAACCAATATTCCTTTGTAATTTCTTTCACGTTTCAAAATAATGTTTTTTGTTTGCTATTTATATTATTCCAATAAATTTTTAAATCATTTCTTCCATCTTTTTTTACAATATGTTTACAAATATTTTCGCCCCAGTATTTTACTAAATATAAACACATTTCTTTTTCTAAGCCATCTTTATCATAAGATATTTCTTTTAACCCCCCTTTGTTACTTCCATTTGGTGGAGTACTAAAAGCATAAGTAGTAAGTCTACCTGTTATTTTTTTATCTTTTATAGTTCTTATACAAAAATCTCTGTCTATTTTTAATTTTAAATCATTATTATAATAAATATTAGATAATTTATTTAGATCCATATATACAACGCAATCACAAAAAGTATTTAATATTATATCCTTAGTAGCTGACCATGCAAATTGTCTATATTCTAAAGAGCCTAAAGAAATATTATATTTTTGAAATTCTTTTACTGCATTCCATAATATATATTCAGGTTTTTGCTTTATTAATTTTGTGTTTTGTCTTAAATAAAAATTACTTATGTCATCATCTAATAACCATAATAT